TCTATTATACTAGCAATGACAGTGCTCCTGCAGTTGCTCCTGCTAATAATACAAACTGGTTCTACAGTGTAGTTGACCAAGTTGATATTATGGTTCAAAAAGGTGGTGCTTGGGTTGGTTATAGAAATACTAACTATGATTCAACTGGTGCACCTTCAGCATCTGGATCAAACACAACTGATATCAATGGTCCTATCATATCTGCATCAGAACCAACTACACAAAGTACAGGTGACGCATTATCATATGGTGACTTATGGATAGATACAAGTAATTTAGAAGTGTACCCTGTAATCAGTCGTTGGGAATCAGTTGATACAGTAGATCAATGGGTATTAATTAATAACACAGATCAGGTAAGTTCAACAGGTGTTACATTCTTAGATGCTCGTTGGGCAACAAATGGTACTACAAGTCCAGTTGATGATCCTATACCAACAATCAAGAGTTTGTTAACAAGCAACTACTTAGATTTAGATGCTCCTAATCCAGCACTATATCCACAAGGTATGTTGTTGTTTAACACAAGACGTTCAGGTTATAATGTTAAACAATTCCGCGTAAACTATTTCAGTAACGCAAATTTCCCTGACCAAACGTTACCTCAGCAAACAGATGCATGGGTATCAGTAAGTGGAAACAAAGCAGACGGTAGCCCATATATGGGTCGCCAAGCACAACGTGCTATGGTTGTTCAATCATTGCGTTCAGCAATTGATACAAACACAGATATACGTGATGAAGATAATTACTTCAATTTAATAGCTACACCTAACTATCCAGAATTACAACCTAACATGGTTGTATTGAATGCAGATCGCGGTGAGACAGGTTATATCATTGGTGACACACCATTAGGACTACAAGATAGTGCTACTGATATTCAAGCTTGGGCTAACAACGATGCAGGTGCTGTATCTACAGGTGAAGAAGGATTAGTTACACGTAATACATATTTAGGTCTATTCTATCCAAGTGGAATTACAAATGATTTGAATGGTAATGAAGTTGTCGTACCAGCATCACATATGATGTTACGTACATTCTTACGTAATGATAACATTGCTTATCCTTGGTTAGCGGCAGCCGGCACTCGTCGTGGTAACATTGACAATGCATTGAACATTGGTTACTTGGATCGTACTACAGGTGAGTTCCAGCCAATCAAGACACGTTTAGGTATTCGTGATGTGTTATATATTAACTTCATCAATCCTCTAGTATTCTTTACTGGTATAGGATTATTGAATTATGGTAACAAGAATAGCTACAATAGTCAAAGTGCATTGGACAGAACAAACGTTGCTCGTTTAGTTAATTACATACGCCGTCAACTAACATTGGCAGCAAGACCGTTTGTATTTGAACCTAATGATGCATTAACACGCAATCAAATTGCAGGTGTTGTTCAAACATTGATGGTTGATTTGGTAGCTAAACGTGGTATCTATGATTATCTTGTACAATGTGATGACCAAAACAACACACCAGCAAGAATTGATAGAAACGAATTATGGGTAGACGTTGCAATTGAGCCAGTAAAAGCGGCTGAATTCATCTACATCCCAGTACGTGTTCTAAACACAGGTGAGATACAAGCAACAGCATAAAGAATACCCCGAAAGGGGTATTCAATGTTAAAGATAAATAAAGATACAGGAGATTAAAAAATGGCAACAGCCTCACAATCATTGTTCAACATGACAGTAGCGTCAGACAACGCCGGTGGAAACCAGGGCTTGTTGATGCCCAAATTACAATACCGTTTCAGAGTTAACTTTTTGAGTTTCGGTACTGGAGCAACCATTGAGTTGACTAAGCAAGTAATAGACCTTAACAGACCACAAATCAGTTTTGAAGAAATTACTATACCTATCTACAACTCAACATTGTATTTGGCAGGTAAACATAGTTGGAATGAATTGACAATCAACGTTAGAGATGATGCTCAAGGTAGTGTTTCTAAACTAGTTGGTCAACAAGTACAGAAACAATTAGATATGGTTGAACAAGCATCAGCCGCAACTGGTCAAGATTACAAGTTCCAAACGAACATTGAAATCTTAGACGGTGGTAATGGTACTGCTGTTCCTCAAGTATTAGAAACTTGGGAATGCTACGGTTGCTATCTAAAGACAGCTAACTACGGTGCATTGAACTATGGATCAAACGAAATCGCAACAATTGCATTGACAATTCGCTACGATAACGCTGTTCAGTCTCCATTGACAAGTGGCATTGGTACAAACATCGGTCGAATCTTAGGTGGTTCTACTGTTACTGGTATTGGTTCTGGTCAAGGTTAATTGATTACTACAAAGGCCTAATAAATGGCTGGATTTTTTCCAAATTTACTTAAGGACGTTGCCGGAGGATTCTTCGGCAACGATTACCTTCGTGATTACACCCATGCGGCAAAAACGTTTAGACCTAATGCATATCAATATGCACCTAAACTTAAGTTTTTATTCCATGTATACTTTGAAATAAATCCAGCTGTTTACGCAGTTGGATTATCTACTGGAACAAACTTTGGGCTAGCAGTTAAAACAGTTAAACTACCTTCATATACTTTTGATACACATACGATGAATCAATATAATCGTAAGCGTATTGTTCAAACAAAAATTAAATATGACCCCATAGATATTGCATTCCATGATGATAACGGGAATAGTATACGTAATATGTGGTATAATTATTACACATACTATTATAAAGATGCAAATAAACCTGTCATCACTACATCCGGTCCAGTAGGACCACAATTACCTGATAATCAACCTCTAAATTTAGCCGCAGATTATAATAGTAGAAATTTATATAAGAATTCAATTACAGGTGACGAAGATTGGGGGTATATAGGTGATACATCAACTCCATCCCAATCTACATTGAATTCTTCAATAGGAAATAGTAAAATTCCTTTTTTTAAAAACATACAGGTGTATGGATTCAATCAACATAATTTTGTGTTATATACATTAATAAACCCGGTGATTACAAGATTCAGTCACGATACATATGACTACAGTACAGGTAATGGCACAATGTCAAACACCATGTCTATTGATTATGAAACTGTAAAATATGCTGAAGGAAAATTAGATGGAAAAGCACCAAGCAATACAGTACCTGGATTTGGTCTAGATGCTAATTATGATAGAACATTAAGTCCTATTGCTAGATTAGGATCTAATCAAACTATTTTAGGTCAAGGTGGTCTTGTAGACAGTGCAGGTGGTATACTATCTGATTTATCAAGTGGAAATATTTTAGGTGCAGTTCGAACTGCCGGTACTGCATATAATACATTTAAAAATGCAAACTTAAAACAAGTTGCAAAATCAGATATTACTGGAATTCTTACACAAGCAACACAGCAATCGTTACCGGGTAGTGTTAGAGGTAATACATATTACCCTGGTTATAGTGTTACTCCTGCAGGACCAGCTAGTGCAGGAGCGCCCACAATTAATGCTGTATCATCTCCTGCCAAGATAGGAACATCATCTGCAGGCAAGCAAGGTTAAATGTATAAATACTTTTAGGAGATTTATACATGGCTAGAATACTTGACACACGAACTCAACTGGATTCAACAGTAAGAATATTTGATGACTTTTACTCATTTGACTTGGTAGTCAATGGTAATGAGTACGATATTGTTCATGGATATTTTGTATCAGTATGTGACACTAAACAAATAGCTGATAATTTCACAGCAAATTTATTTAGAATATCTCAACAAACTCAGATTCCTGTATTAGATTTATTAAATTATATACAAGGACTTAACAATAAATTAGAAATGAATACTGTTATAACATACTATCTTAACAGTTTCAAAAGTAAAACATCATTATATGGTATAGGGACAATCCCACAACCTAATCAACCTGTAGCTAGAAATATTGTTCTGTAATGGCTAAGTATGCACAGGGTCTATTTACACCCAAGAATCCTCAAAAATACGTAGGTAAACATACACCCAGGTATCGCAGTGGTTGGGAACTTACATTTATGACATTCTGTGATACTAATAAAAGTGTATTGTATTGGGCTAGTGAATCATTCAGTGTACCATATCGCCATCCGTTAACGGGTAAACCAACAATATACATCCCGGACTTCTTTGTAGTTTATCAAAACAAATACGGTAAACAGATAGCAGAAGTAGTAGAAATCAAACCTAAAAAACAAAGCTTAATTGAGAGCAAAGTTGCTAGTGCTAAAGACAGAATGGTTGTAGCAATCAATCA